ATCAATCAATTGTCTTAAAGCTTGTGTTGCAGCTTGTGATAACCCACCAATCATATGTGTTAAACCAAAACCATAAAAACCTAGTCCTGGTAAAAATTTGTAATGAACAAAATATTCTGTTCTTTGATAAGTAATATCACCAGGTTTGTAGTTTCTGTAAATAGATAAAACTTCTCCGCTGCCTTCATCAATAGTAATGATGTATGGAATTTTTATTTTTTTAGCTTTGTCATCAAAATCTTCAAAATCATCTAAATTTAAATCTACATGCATTTCTAAAACAGTATGTAGATAATCTGATCCAGTACCTTTAATCCCTTCAAGTTCATTTAATTTTTTTTGTACTGAGTCTGGTTCAGAATTACTATCAATAAGTTCTATGTCTCTGTAAAAACCTGCAGCCATTTTTTTGGTAATTTCATTATTAGTCATTTTAATAACGTGAGTTATTCTCTCACAATCTTTTAGATCACTAGCATAATAAGGGACTACTAAATCTTCTGCAGGAATAAATTTAGATACTGGTCTATCTTGTAAAGCATCAAAGTAAATTTTTTTAAATGTAGATCCTGATAGTGGTAAATAAAATAACATCTGATCCATGTCAGTTGTGTAATCTTCCATCTCCTCCATCAGCAGGTAATTCATGTAGTCTTTAACTCTTTCTGCTTGTGATTCGGTGGCCGGTGTTTGTACACCAAGAACTTGGGTTCTTACTGGCCCATCAGAGGGTACTAATTCTTTATAAGCTTGTGCTTGAAACTGTGTAACAGACTCAGCTAACAAAGGATGTGTGACACCGGAAGCTCCTTTAAAAGGTCTTGTCACCTCTTGATATCTAGTGCCTAGTAAATCTAAACCTTTTATGTAAGCGTCTTCCCATTCTTTTCTAGATGTTTTATCTTTTTTGTATTCTTCAATAAGAGTCATAGCCATGTCCTTAAGCTCTCGCTCGTCCATGCCATCTGCTAAGTTAGCATTAAAATCATCTTGAGGTCTTTCTTCTACTTCTTCTTCTTCACCTTCTACTTGAACGTCAATTGGAAGACCATCAGGTTGTTCTAGCTTTTCCTCTGCTAATTCCTCTGTTACTTTTTCTACTGCCATGATTAATTGTACCTTATTGGTTTAAACATATCCACCACAAGTCCTCCTTTAGACTTGTAAGTTTTTTGTGTATTTCTCATTAATGGAACTACTTTAATAGCATATGCATCAAAATACAAGCGTGGATCTCCTTCAGGAATATTCTTTGTTCCCTTTGCAGGATTCATAGCAGCTTCATCATGATATGAACTTTTTATTTCTTTTCCTTTAAGTGGATGATCTTTTGGGTATTTAAAATTATCTGATTTAACATACTTATAAGGTTTTGTTGGATCGGATAAAGATATTTTTGTAGACCCTGCTTTTGATCCATAGAATCTAGCATTTTTGGACATTACATCTGGAAGAACTGCTTTTCCTTTTTTACCTATTCCTTTACCATTAGCATAACCATAAAATCTTTCATTACCCGCTTTGTATCCTTGTCTAAAACTTACTTTGTCAAACGGGGCAACGGCTACGTAATCAACATTTTCTCGTGCAGCTTTCTGCATTAAATATTTTACTGCATGGTCTCCATATGAATCAGCTTCTACCATTGGATAATAATCTTTTACATTATCACTATATTCATTCCTAGTTGTTAATCTTCTTAATTTATTGTTAACATCTTTTAAGGATGCACTCACTGCATTTACTCTACCAAATTCATTATTAGTAATTGCATCATCTAAATCTTTCAACATTTTACCACGTTGATTAACTAATAAATTTAATTCTAAATCTGCATTGAAAGGATTTAGTCTAGCTTCACCAGATAATTGTTGAGCTTTAGATAAAGATTTTGCAATACTTTGGTTTACATCAGATTGTATTTCATTAATCATAAAAACTTTTTTACCATCTGGTGTGAACCTTGTGTCATATCTAATATGATAAATATTATTTGTGTCTCCTATAACTTCAGTAAAGTGACCGCCTTTATTTCTTGGATTAGTGTTTGTTACAATATCTTCAGGTAAAGTAAAAATTGTTTCTCTGTAATCTTTACCACCTTGTAGTGTATAGCTAGACTCAGTACCATATCTTGTTTTACTTGCTTTTAATGGAGCAACTTTTGCATTTACATCTCCAATAACTTTATTTAAAACTTTTCTTTCATCTAAAGGCAATTCAACACCAATCTTTTTTGCTGCTTTAGTTAATTCAGATACTTGACCACCGCTTGGTATTCCTCCTTCATTTTTTAAATAATATTGCACATCGTCAAGCATTTGTTTGTAAGTCATGTTATCTTTATATTTTACTTGTAAATCCTGAACAATATTTCTTGCATTTTTTAATGATGTATCAAAAGCCTCTTGTGCACCTTTACTGACACCAAGCTCTATTGGTTTTAACCTGTTAATAGGATTTAATTTTAACATTGCTCCTACTTCATTTGCATCAAGTTTAAGACCAAACTTTTTGGCTGCATATAACAATCCACCTGTTAGATTTCCTGCTTCATTAAATATTGCTAAATTAGAATCAAATAATTCTTCTTTGGATACACTAACTTCTTTACCGGCAAAGGGTCCTGAATCATATTTAAATCTTTTCTGTTCCCTCACAGTTTTAGTTGCAGGTTTACCAAATATTTTAAAATTTACTTTTCTTGTAGAAGTTAAATGATTCAACCATTCATCAGCTGTGTATTGACCTCTCCCCATTCTCATAGTCCAATCGTATGTTGACGAACCAAAAGCAGGGGCCATCTCATCACCCATTTGTAAAGGTTTAGTTTTTTTTAAAACTACTGGAGGATTTCTTAATTCTTGTGTAACTAAATCCTTAGCCTGTTGTTGTGAAGGTTGAGGAGTATAAGTTATTTGTTTTGTCTGTTGTCCGGTGGTCGGTGTTGCTGAAGGTTTCTTAGCCTTAAGTAATTCCTTCCCAAGGTTTAATAAACTCTTAAGGGACATGGTCCCTCCTATGTAATTTTAGTAGCTTTTTTTCTACCGAGTTTGCAACCACGAGCCATGACCATTACGCCTTTTTTGTAACCCATAGGTTTTTGCATCATGCCGCCACCCATTTTTTTAACTTTTGTTCCATCTCTTTGAAGAGCCGTTAAAGTGTTTACAACTTTTTTAGCAACACGTCCTGCCTCTGTTCCCATGGCACCAGGTTTAACACCCATAATTTTTTTTATAATTTTTGCTCTACGTTCTCTTCTACCTTCTGATTTTCTATCTTCCATCATACCACCGACATTAAGAAAAGTTTTTGAAGCGTCTCTTTTAGAAGAGGAGACTATTTCATTAGTTTTAAATAGAGGAGATTTCCTAATTTTTTTTTCTAAATTTGCTTTTATAGTTGGTGAAGCCCCCTTGGCACTTTTTTGAAGTCTCTCTGCTTTATCAAATTGAGTATCTAGTTCTTTTGTATAAGTTTTGTATTGTGTTCTTCCTAAACTTAATTTATTTTTCTTTGGCCTAGCAGCTGCTTGACCTTTAGTAGGTCCTCTCTGTAAATCTTTTTTTCTTGTTTGTGCTGCACCAACTCCTCCAAGAGCATAACCCATAGGTCTTTGCATCATCATGCCACCACCCATTTTTTTATTTTTCTTTTTCATTTTAGATTTTAAATATTGTTGTGCAGCGACTCCTGCAGCTGCGATAGGTAAAACTATTTTTCCTATTCTAGTTGCTTTAGCTGCTTCTTTAGCACCAGCTAACATCATTCTTCTTTTATTAAAATCTTTTGCAGTTTCTCCTGGTTTAAAACCTTTTGCTTTTCTCATCTCTTCCATTGATTTGAATTTTTTCTTTTGACCTTTTATTTTAGCACCTGGCTTCACACCAACGATTGTTGCAACTCTACCTTTGTGTTGAGGACCTTTAAATGGTTTTGAATACCCTGAGAAAGTGTTGCTTTTTCCTTTTTCTGCAAGAACACCTGTTCCTCTTTTAGCTTTCATAACTTTACCTGGTTTAACAGACTCATCTTGTAAACCCATGCCTCTGCCTTTTGCTTTTTCTGCTCTAAGCACAGCAAAATCTTTTTCATCAATTTTATTTGGTGGTGGAGCTTTGGCTGCAATTTTTGCTTGGCCGCCTGTTAGCATTGGAATTTTAATTATCTTTCCTCTATCATTTTTTTTGTATTGAAAGGTTCTGTTTTTTCTCATTCCTTTAACATGTTCTTCAATAGATTTTTTTGTTCTATCTCCTCTAGGGTTTTGATATGTTCCTCTTTCTAATCTTGGCATAAAATCTCCTAATAATATTTATACTCTTTTTCAAGTTTCATGGATGGTTCGTCCCAATCATCAGAATAGGTACTTACAAATCCACCTTGCCGATATCTTAACACAGCTTGGGTCATAGAATCAACATAGTCATCGTATTGTCCATTAGGAAACGCTGCACATTCCTCAATTACTTCCTGTGCCCAGTGTTCGTCTGTAGGTGCATACACCATACCAGACTCAAATACAGGTGCACAGCTATTTATTCTAGTATGCTTGTCTCGTCCTCTAGCTGGCACATAATCGACTACCGGTATTCCAGATCTCCTTAACTCATGTATTAAAGGAGTACCACTTGCTTTTGCTTCAATGATAACAGTTTCAGGTTCCCAGTAATGATATTGTTCCAAAGCTACATTTTTTAAATCTGGAAAATCATATCTTCCTTTCATAGCATCTAATAATATAATTGCTTTTTCATAACCTTCTACAGGTTCAAATACTCCCCAGGTAGTAATAGCAGAATAGTCTGCAGTTTCTTTTTTAGAAAATGCAGTATCATAAGACTGTATCACATGAAGCAGTTTAGGAAGTTTTTCTTCTTCATAGTTCTGCCACCAATCCCTTTTTATAATTGCACCCTCTTCTGAAGTTGGGTCCTGCATATATTGGGCATTCCAATTTTTTGTTGAGATTGATGCTTTAACACCATCAAGATCTTCTTTAGTCCAATACTCAGGCCACACAGGTTTTTCATTTGGCATAATTGCAGGAAAAGAAATTACATCCCACTGATCTGCTTTTGGTTCTGATTGAGCCTTCACCAGGCGACCTGTTAAATCGTCAGTAGCCCAACGAGTCATGACTACAAGAATACGGCCACCGGGTTGCAAACGTTGTCTGGGTCCTGAACTGTACCATTCGTAAGCACGTTCCATAGCTGTATCGGATAATGAATCTTGTTCCGTATGTGGGTCATCGATAATAAGTAAGTCCGCCCCTCGTCCTGTGATAGAACCGCCAACACCCGCTGCAAAATATTCCCCACCATGATTGGTCTCCCAACGTCCTTTTGCTTTACTATCTTCTCGAAGTGTAACACTTCCAAATATCTCTTTATACTCCTTAGTGTTCATTAGATTACGAACCTTAGAACCAAACCTAGAAGCAAGTTCAGCATTATGTGATACCTGCATTATTTTTTTCTTTGGATACTTTCCAATATACCAAGCGGGGAATAAATAAGATGCAAATTCTGATTTAGTATGTCGTGGAGGCATGTTGATTATGAGCCTCTTTGCATCACCATCTGCAATTTCTTCGAAAGATTCAGAAATTATTTGATGGTGCCCGTACTTCTTTGGGTCCTTTGTTTTACGATAAATAAAATCTTGCCAAACAGATTCAGCAAATACCAAAAAATTATCCTGGCATAACTTGATCCACTCTAATTGTTTTTTAAGAATAATATCTTTTAATTCTTCTTCAGTGAGGTTTTCAATTTTCATCTCGTTTGGGACCCTAGTATATTTGTATATCCTACTTTGTAAACCCTTTCGGCTATAAAAACCTAGCCAGGCAACGCGAAATCCTGACTGAAAAATTTTAAAAAGTAGTTTTGTAATTGGTATGATACTTTAATTGTAAGATAGATACACCAATCGCGTCATGTAAGACGCGATTGGTAAGTGTTAATTATTCGTTGTTATGTAGTGCCTGTACTAAAGTACTAAACTTTTTTAATACATTCTCTTTAAACTCGTCTACACATGGGTTACCTACATTCTCTAAAATGTGCTTTTCACATTCACCCATTAACAATTGAAACATAATCTCATAGTTCAACTGTTTCTTTTGCCCATTATCAATAACCATATCGGCTAAAGATGTAGGTGCGTTAGAGTTTAACTTCTCACTCAATACATTAGCTATGTTAATCAAATCATTATTGGGCATTTGATACCTCGCCAATAGCTTTGTATTCACAATAAGCAACTTGCTTTTGGTGTGAGTTCCATAAATCTAAATGACTTAATTTAAATTTATCTTTATCAAAAGACTTTCTAACTCTATTAATCTTTTGTAGTCCAAAACTATTTCCATGTTCGTCTTGAACAATAATCAAGTTTTGGTTTGTTCTATCAAATAGATTAACAATATGTTCTTTCATACTTTCTAACTCTTTGTTTAGTCTATTTGCTTTTAGCTTTAATGTAGCATAAGCAACAACAACTTTCTTTTCGTCTTGCTTTAGCTTTTTTATTGCATTTGGCATTTTTACCTCTTTGTTAAGTTATGTATTCTTATGAATACTCCATATCTATACATCTTATCAAATCTTATGCAATAGTTAATTTATCTTTTTTTTAAGTTCTTTAATAGGTATTCTCCTATTTCCCTCAATACTAATACTAACATCTTTTATATCTCCTATTGCTTTGGTTAAAAAATTTATGAACTCCTGCTGGTGTGCCTCACCAGATTTAAGTTTAACTTTACTTTTACCTAACGAGGAACGAGGCGAGGCGACATTTGTCGCCTCGTTAAATTTATCTTTAGCCATTACCAACTACACCAATACTCAACGACCTTTTTATCGTTGATAGCTTGTTGGCAAAACTTTAAAAACTTTGTGTCCTGCTCTTTGTAGTCTTTAACACTTTCTTCTTGAAACTGTTGTCCCCAGAAAAAACCATCTTCAGCGACATAGTCCTTAAAGCCCTCTTGTATTTGTTCGGCTAATTCATCAACAACTTCTTTAGTTAGATAACAGGGTGTTTCTTGGTCGCCATTAAAACCCAAATGGGCAAGGTGTCCTTCAACTTTTACTGAAGGGTTTTGTTCTGTCCATTTTCTTGCCATGAACTCTTGTAGTCTTGCGTGTTTTCTCCAAACGAAAACACCTGCGTTATCAGAATATTCATCATCATTAAAATACTTTTCCCAATCAACATTCTGACCTTTTAGTACTGCGTGTTGGTCTAAACCCATATCTTCTCCTTTGTTAGTTAATGGTTTGCGTGGTTGAGTTGCGATATCTTCGTTTGCCGATGTACATATCTCAACCACAATCTGCTCTTATCAAATCCCATCTATCAATGCAACAATTATCTTTTAGAATCATTCTAAACTAGAATCCAAAAACCTTGACATCTGAAGTTCGGAAGCCCCCAGTTCCGTGTGGTTACGCTTGTGCACATTCATTGGCTTTTCTAGAACGAGACGACATCACAGTATTCCAACGAGCGAGAGCATCAGGATCCCAGTGCCAACTAAGGTTAAGCTTGGGAACATAAATAAAAGGCACAGGTAAACGACAGCGAACGTCATGTGGTAGCCCCAGCTTCTGATCCGTCCTGCTGCAGCTCCTGGGCCCGGACTTCGACCGCCCACCAAACGAGATCATTAACCAGTCCTGTTAACGAGGAAGGGTCTTTAGTTACATGCTGTAGAAACTCACCTTTCTTAAGCCCTGCTTCGTCAGCCTGGTCCTGAACCAGCTGCCAAATCTCTTCCTGATGATGATCATGGAAGGCTGTGGTTTCTGCGTAATACGTAATACCAGCAACGCCTCCGACACAGCCGTGTTTCGCGATGTCTGATATTAAACCCAACTCTTGCTTCTCATACTCCACGAGGCATTCTTTGATGCTGGGCATTAGGTACCACTCTTGTAGTTCGTCAGTCATCCTTCACCTCCGAGTCTTTCCAGGTATTACCGTTTGCAATGCAGCGTGCGCCCGGGCCACCGGTCAGTGCGTAAGTTTTATCAGGTTCTGGTTTGTCTTCTTCTGTATCGAGATCGATTACTTCGTAATCAATCAAATCTTCATATTCTTTCGGGATGGTTACTTCCTGTACCACACCGCCTTCTACGCGTATCTTAATTGTTTTCATAGCTCTCCTTTGTTAGTCTACATATAAGACCTGATGGGATAGCTGTCAACAACTTATTTTAATTTTCTTTTAATTATATTTCCATCTGAGTCCTGCAGTAGAATCCAGCTGCCTTGTGAATCAATATAATATCCGTGCACTTCAAGTTTCTTTTTCATAAACGACATTTCTCCTTTTCCTTACGATACGACATCGTGGGATAGCTGTCAACCACAAACTTCCTGACGCTGGTGCACGTCCCCAGCTGTGTTCTGCAGGGGGGCTCAGCCAGTTTTCTTAAACGAGAACGAGGT